GTCCCAGTTTGGGTTTATACTCTGGATGAGTCCGGAGTCGCGGCGATCCGATTCAAAGATCGGGTGCTACTATAATGCCTTACGGGCATCGATCGGGTTTACGTTACCTTACGCTTCTATACACGAAGAGTGGTCCACAAACAGGACTGTTGGCGATTGGGCTCACCGACGCGATCGTACGCGTGCACGGTGAGTGTGATCGACATATGTGCCGCCTCAGAGGAGGAACGGCAGCATAGATGCGCCATACTCGATGGCGCTAGGCAGCTCCTTGAACCCAAGGCCCAGCATCTTCTCGGCGATGCCGGCCATGGGCTTGGGGAGGTACCTGCGGGCGGCCCCCTGGGCCTCGTCGCGCACCTTGTCGCTTATATAAGAGACAAAGGGGCTGGAGGCCAACGATGACACCGCCTGCGCCATATGCTGGGCTGCATTGGGCGTCGGCGGGGGCACGGGGGCAGCGGGGACGATTGCGCCCGCAGACACGGAGATGATTGGCGATCCCTCCATGTGGTAAATGACCTCCACTAGCATGACGCTGGTAGACGCGGTCAGGCCGTCGCCGCGAATGGCGATTAGGCTCTGACCGGACGTGTCGCCATAGCCTAGTGAGGTCGACGAGGTGGACACCCCCAATGCATTGAAGGTGCCGAGGCCCTGCTCCTCGAGCCGGGTAGCCTCGCGATAGTGCTCGTGCCCGGGCCCGGTAATGTGGGGCCTGAGCTCGATGCCCCCTTCCGACACGAGCTCCGCGCCGTTCATATGGCATGACCGGGGGTAGTTGAGCAGCTGGTTGGACACGCCGGTGCCGTCATACGGGACGGGCAGGGCAGCCCAAACCGAAGCCGTCGTCCCGGTGCTGCTGGAGAACAGTGGGAGCTGCGGGTTGGTGGGGATGTTGGCCGCATAGATGCGGCCAGACGCTTCTGTGAACGGCTGCAAGCTCTTCAGGCGCACACCCCACGAGACCACCCGGTAATTCGAGTAGGTCGTAGCGAGGTTCGCCGCGGAGACATTGCCACGCACGTTCTGGGTGGTCGCGCCCCCGCTGCCAAGCGGGGTAGCCGCGACGCCGCCAGCGATGGTTGCGTAGCCCGCCAGGACCGAGAAGACCGGGTGGGGGAGCAGCACGGCATCGAAGTTGCCGTTGACATCGGTGGTGAGCGTGTACGAGACGGTGGACGTGTGAACGTTGGTTGACACCGCGTACTGGGACGGCATGCGAGCGCCCTTCGAAGTCGGGTCAAACGGGTTGTGGAGGGCCATGAGGTGGTGAGCGGCGTGGGTAGGCATAGCCTTCAGCCCACCCCGATTGCCCGCCCCCACAGCCATCTTACCGCGGGCCTTAGCACCGCGGAAAGCCGTCTGAATCCGCTTCGCAGCGTTGTAACGAGCCATAGGCCCAGGGGCCTTTTTCTGGTTGGCCTTGACCATATCCGGAGCTGCGTTTCGCCGGAAGAACTCTCTCTGGTTCGTATAGAACCAGCAAGATTGCCCGAATTATCGGGACTTAGAAATCGCGGGGGTCCGAATACCCGCCCTCAATCGCAGCCTCGAGGTAATACTGCCGGTCATAGGAAATGCCGGCCCTCGCATAGACTTCGCGCGCATGGGGGTGGGGTTCGGTCGCACGACCTCTCAAACCGTAGAGCCGTGACAAGACATTCGCGTACGCCCAGTAAACCGGAACTCCGTCGTACTTGTCTAGGACCGACTGGGCCTTCGACTTGCACAACTGGTAGATCTTCCGTTGCGGCCACCCGTCGGTGCCGAACTGCGCCACGATTCCAGCCTTCATCCAACCCCGCTTGTACGCGGGGGTGAAGACGGCCTGCCCTAACACTATGCTCAAATAGCCCCCCACGAAGGGAATGGCCGTTTCATTCAACGGCCCCTCCCCCTCGAGCTTGAGCCGCTTGCCGAGCATCCTGCCGACCGAATCAAGGTCAACGGACGCCCAGCGAAGCCGGTTCACGGGTGTGTCGACGAAGAGTATTAGCGAATCGTCGCCCTCCGCCCCCAAGATCCTCTCGGTCCTCGGGATGCCGGCGAGCTCGCAAATGTACCACATCATCAGCAACGAAACGTACCAGTTCAAAGACGAGGTGTACGAGGCGCCCGACGCCAAGTTGACCAAGTTCCCGGTTAGTTTCAAGCCGTTGGCACTGTAGTTCACCCTAGATCGCGTGTAAATGGCGACGATCACGGTGTTCACAAACAGGCTCAGCTTACCCAAAAGGCCCACGTACCCCCGCTTATTCTCCAGATTCACATTGGAATCGCGGGCGGTGTCATCTACTCCTACAGCGTAGAGATTGAGTCCCAGAACGCGAATGGCGAGTTCTAGGATGGAGGCCCGCTCCTGAGCGGGCACCCCTTTGACGCTTGCGTGCAATCTAGTGAACTCCTCCACAAGAT